TGTTCAGCAGGGCCAATCCGTCCTCCACGATGGCCAACTGAGCCTCACGAAATCGTTAACCGTTCCCCGAATTGGGCCGGCTCTCGACGCGGACGATACACCCCGTCGGGACCGACTCGTCGTGGAATACAATACCTCGACCAACCCCACCTTTGAGGGGGCTGTGCGGGACACGAGTGGGAGGGGGTTGGATGCGATACTTGTAGGTGCAGCTACATATGATGGGACGGAGAAGGCGTTTGAGTTTCCAAATAACCCCGCCGACAATACAAATCCGGCAACTGGTAAGGACTCCATAATCACACATGGAATACCTGGTAGTCGTTTAAATACACAGATGACTGTATCAACCTGGCTTCGTTTAGATAGTCCAGCCCAATGGGAACAAATTTGGGGTCTTGGTAGTAGCACGACAGCTCTCCAACATTCGATATTATTTGTTAGCAACAATCAATTATCGTATCAAAGTGAAGGTGGTGGTGGTGCAGTTTATTATCCATATACGTATACCGGATGGAATCATGTGACAATCGTAAGAAATAGTGCCACATTTAACGATGTTACCTTCTATGTGAATGGATCGGTTATTGGATCTGCGTCGACCAGTGGGACGGGTACTATGATTCAACCAGACAATATAAAGCTAACTATTGGTGGGGCAATTACTCAAAACCAATACTGGTTAGATGGCTCCATCTCCAACTTCAAACTCTACGACTGTGCCCTCACCGCCGAAGAGGTCAAGCGACTCTACGATATGGGTCGGTTGAGTAATGCTGTTAAAACACCCTTACAAATTGAAGCACCCGTCGATATACGAGGAGATATCCGGTACATTACGAACATACGCCCACTTCCGTTACGTACGATGTGGGATCACGAGTCTAACGGGCATTTTACGAGAGGTATTTACCCTATTACAGGAACACAGGGTGGGTCGAAGGTGTATAATATGTTATGTGAACCTGATTGGTGTGGAGGTGGATGGATGTGTGCGGCGCAACTTCCTAGAGGTAAAGATGTCGTGACCACAACCGTGAACCTTTTTACCGCCGATTACGGTGACCCTTCAAATCTTGCATGGAGTAACGATTTCGCCGTTCCCATGAATATATTTTCGAACAATAGTGGCTACGATTTAGACGTCATGTTGGTATTACTCGGGGGAAGACGAGCTGGTAGAGCTGGTGCCGGTGGTGCTCGAAATGGAGGTATATATAGAGGTGTAAATCTCACACAAGCACTTAATACCGGGTGGCCCACAAACGGTGTGTATCCCGCGGATATAAGTACGAGTGGCTTAGCATCCAGTGCTGATGGGTATACCTTTGTTTCAAGAACACCAGTTTCAGGGGGTAACTTTCAACCATATAAAGCTAACAGTGCCTGGAGATTATCATTTTCTAGTGTTGGCGGGAACGACATGGCGTATGATGATTACGATATAAATACTATGGGTTGGTTAGTGCATACTGATGGTAATAATATAAATTATACGTACAATTCTGTACACGGAGGAGGAGGTTCACAAAATGAATTATCAGAGACGAGTTGGTCTGCAATTAGATTATTTGTGCGACCGAAACGATATTAATCTTTATATATAACAAAAGATGGATAATGATATGCTTATGGTGCTGCTACGAGCAGAACGCGACACCCTCCTCGCTAAAACGGATAGGTATGCCCTCCCCGATTGGCCTCACGCATCTCTCGCGAAACAAACGGAGTGGCTCGACTACCGCCAAGCCCTCCGGGACTTGCCAAATGTGACAGAGGATCCAGCGAACCCAGTTTGGCCCGTACGACCCGATAAAGTCGTGGCCGTGGTCGTAGAGGAAGAGACTTCAAATGTGGTAGTGGAGGAAGAGGCCTCGAATGAGGTCGTCGAGGAACAGACATCAAACGTGACCACGGAGGAAGAGACGTCGTCCCACACCTAATAACACGTAAATCATTTCTTACGCTATATTAGATGTCGATCAATAACCAGAACACGTACCTGAATATTGAAGACGCACACTTACGTCTCCGAACGGGTAACGTGTACGCTCAGGGAATAACTATCGGCGGGATCACGGTTGATCCATCACACGGTCTCCAACGCGTATCCGATACGGGGAATGTCACGACAACCACTCTCCAATTCGACAACGCGACCACGGGTTTCACGACAACCGCGAATGCCACGGTAGGGCGCGATCTCACGGTCACAGGAAATGCCACCGTTTCCTCAAACTTCACAGTTACGGGGAACGTTGTCATTTCGGATGACCTCACAGTTACGGAAAACCTTCTCGTCTCCAATAACCTCACAGTCACCGGGAACACATTCTACACGAACCCCGCCGCAGTTCTCGTGGATTCCAACGTCGTCACCGAATACACGGGACCCCACGATCGACCCCTGCGGAAGTACCCGGAGGTGGCTTTGACGGCGAATTCTGATAAAGGGTATGTGGCGAGTGCGAGTTCTAGTTTAACATCAACTCCGGCATACTTAGCATTTGATGGGACTACCAGTACAATATGGCACACACAATACCCGTATTATACGGAAAATGGTGGGGTATACGACCCTGGAAATGCTCCGGGTGCACTAGGAACATACAGTGGAACCCTTCCAAGCCACGAACTCGTATCTGGGTACGCAGGTGAATATATAACACTGAGTCTTCCCAACAAAATCAAAATGTCTAAAATTTCAATAAATACGCGAGTAGATTCTGCCTTAAATTTGGATCAGACACAGTCTGCTGAGGTAATCGTGGTCGTCGGTTCACACGATGGTTCTACATGGGAATTTGTTGATACACATACTGCGGGCAAATACCCCGATGATAACACTGTACCGTATACATTTAACGTAAATACAAGTACATATTATGAACACGTCGGTCTTATATGTACGAATACTGGTCCTACCGATTCTGTATATAACACGGCGTGGGCAATATCTAAACTCGCTTTCTACGGCTACGAAGAAGGTAGTGGCTCCCTAGATACCACCCTAAAGTCCGTGTACAACGTGCCGGCGACCACGGGGACCCAGTTGGAGGTCTACTATGATGCGAAGGACTTGGCGGATGGAGCTGTGACTTCTGTCACGGACCTTTCCCCTAATTCGAATGGTGGTTCTGTTACTGGTGACCCACAGGTTTCTAACGGAGCTTTTGTTTTTGATGGGGTGGGGGACTCTATTGGTGGGTCAGTTACAAACGGTATAGGTGAATTGAATTTTACAATATCTATGTGGGTAAAACCTAATGTTTTAGATCACGCACTGTTCCTCTTCGGTGAAAACAATAACAACAAAGGTGTTGGGTTAAGTATAGGCAATAGTGTTAATTCGTATTTTTTTGTCGTTGGGGAAACTGCTCATCAATATAATACGAGTGATTTAGTACACCTGGGAGAATGGTCTCATCTAACACTTTACCGTAATAACGGTGAAATGAGTATTTACAAAAATGGTATATATATTTATCCTGTATCGACAGGTTCGGGTGCTCTTGATTTAAATGTGAATACACAATTTACTGTAGGGGGGCGACCCAGTGGGGCAAGTGCCGCCGAATATTTCAACGGTTCCATCGCGAACTTCCGTCTCTACTCCAAGGCCCTCAATGCCGACCGGGTCAAGGAACTCTACGATTACCAAAAAGACTATTTCTTGGGGTCCAAGTCCCAAGTCACCCTGTACAAGGGACACTTGGGCGTGGGGGTCACCGAACCCTCGGGGCAACTTGAGTTGGCGGGAGATGAGCGGATCCAAGAGTATCCTCCGGGTCCTATGGATGGATACGAAACCTTGATTCCGGGACACGGGGTGTTTGAAGTGAGTGCGAGTAGTATATACATCAACAGCGACACCTACGCAGGGTGGAGAGCGTTCAATCAAGACAATACAACCTTTTGGGTAAGTGATGACACTGACACACCGGAAACTTATGACCAAACCACGGGTTTGTACACCGGGACACGTAGATTGTCTGAAGAATCGATATTGGGTGAATACATAATTCTGAAATTACCGTACAGCATAAACCTCAAAAGTTTTACTATGGGAGTTAGGCCAACCGAGCTTCTACGGGGACCTAAAAGTGGTATCGTATATGGACGTAAAAATAATAAATGGGAAGTCGTTCACTCGTTTTCAGGTGTAACATATACAGCGTCGGAAAGGCAAAACATTCAAGTAACAAATCCAAATGAGTATTACAACGAATTTGCTCTTGTAACCACGGCCTTAGCTCCAAATGGTAGTACATATCATAATATCAATTTAACTGAACTCCGCTATTTCGGCACCCCCGGACCCACGACCCTCGATAAGGGTTCGTTGAGCCTCACCAGGTCCCTCGATGTGCCCCGCATTTCGCGGTACGACGTGGATACGGAAACCCCTAGGCCGGAGAAGTTGGTGCTGGATTTCGATACCACCGTCAATTCCTCACCCACAGATATCTCGGGGCAGGGGAATCATGGGACCCTAGTTGGAGCGACGTATTCGGCAGCGGATAAGGCGTTTGTTTTTGATGCGAGTACAGATATAATAAATGGGAATGTTTCGGGTCATAATACGGCATCGGGTGCTCCATATACCATAACCTTATGGGCGAAAGTAACTGGTGATTCTGACATTCAAATTGGGTTTAACCCAAGTGGTGCAGCTGGAACTCAGCGTGCGTTCGAATATCGTCACAGTTTGGATTTTAGATTAGCTTTTAACGGTGGTCGTCGAGAGTGGAATCCACCTTCGGATATTAGTAACGGTAAATGGTTTATGATGACAGTGACACACGCTGGCTCACGAGCAACAAGTAAATGCTACGTGGATGGTCAAGAATTGACATTCAAAGCGGACCCAGCCCCACAAGATACATCAGCATTACCCAATAATGCTTTATTTGAAATAAAATCAGATGATGCGAACACTACAAGCTCTGCACCCGTCTATATTTCTAATTTAAAAATGTATGACGTCGCCCTCGAACCTTCGGAGGTCAAGAAACTCTACAACTTGGGCCGAACCGGGCGGTCCATGGTCATCAGCGACACGGCCGTCGGGATCGGGAAAGTCCCTGAAGCGCAGTTGGATGTGAGGGGGGTGGCTAATTTTGATGGTATAATGACCAATAAAAACTATATGTTTTGGGCCACTGGACCCACAACAGTAAATCTTCAGAATGACCATCCAACGACGTCTATAATAGCAGATTTCAGTCGTTTAGAATTTGATCTGGGTGGTGGATTTGATACGAGTACTAAGACATATACCATACCGTGTTCGGGATATTGGGAATTTGATTATTGTTTATTGGCAAGAAACCTAGATGCAGGTTCCCACTACGTGATGGGAACATGGTACATAAATGGAGCTACATATGATCGTCGGACGTTTGTGTATTTTACTGGTCAGGGGGGTGGATCTCAAGAATCCAACCTTATTGGTAAAATTGTAGGATATTGGCCCGCCGGTACTACGGTAGCGGTTCGTATTAGCCAAAATACAGCTAACACTGATGTATACATGTATTACGTTTACTCATCCTTTTACGGAAAATTGTTACATTAAAATATCCGTTTAACATAGATGGCAGAATTTGCACTTATAGACCTTACAATAGATCAAACGTGGAAGATTCTCCGCCAAGAACGCAACAGACGCCTCGCCGAGGTGGATTGGATTTTCTCTTCGGATTACCAGATTGAGGATACACTCTATAAAGAATGGCTCGCGTACCGTAAAGCTTTACGTGACCTCCCTTCACTCACAGAAGATCCGGAAAATCCCGTTTGGCCGGAAAAACCGGAAACGCCTACGGGTAAAACGGAGGGGATCCAGACCCCACATTTCGTGGCTACGTTAATGACTGAAAACAGTCAATTACGGTCAAAAGTAACAGCGCTCGAGCGTAAATCGACAAAATTCGAGCTCGATATCATCGACATGAAACGACGTATTCAAAAGGTAGAAACTTAGAGAAATGAAACACTCCTTCCATAAGTATGGATAGTTTCGTCGAGGGTATAGGTCTCGTGAGTTCCATTTTAATCACGATCATGTTCGTACCCCAAATCGTTCACGTATACAGGACAAAGGATACAGACGCACTTAATTACGCATTCCTGTGTATAAACATCGTCGCGAGTGTTCTCGGTCTCGTATACTCGATTTATTATACGGTCATTCCCATGATCGTCGCAAACACATCAGCTGGTCTTTTTTCCATATCTCTCATCACTATGAAACGATTAAATGGGCTTAAAGAACAGTCACCAGTATAAGATGGGAAGGAGCCTTCCCCGTCTCTCATAGCTCAGTTGGTTAGAGCGTGCGACTGTTAATCGCGAGGTCATCGGTTCGATCCCGGTTGAGAGAGACCCCCATCTTTTACGAGTGTATCCCACTCGTAAAAGATGTTTACTAATTATAGATGAACCAGCATATCTTGACAGGCCAGGTTGATGTCACGAGTAATTTACTCGTCGGGTCATCACACTTGTTTGTCGATACGACGAATAACCGGGTCGGTCTTGTCACGAACGATCCACACGCGGGGTTACACGTAAACAGTAACGCGTACGTGGATACCGATTTACGTGTAGGTTCTCAAATTGAAATAAACGAAACAGCCGGACGCATCAAGGCTGCGTCGTTCGAAGGAGACGGGTCACTTTTGGTGAACGCTCCCGTCGGGTCACTCGCTGTCCACAGCACGGATACGGGTCTACCCGGTACGGACGCGAGTGTCACGAATGAGGGAACACCCACGGCCGCAGAGTTTAAATTCGTGATTCCACGGGGTGATGTCGGTGCAACGGGTGCAGCTGCGACTGTTGCGGTCGGCACCACGACAACCGGGGCCGCAGGATCGGACGCTTCGGTGACAAATTCGGGTACGACTTCCACTGCGGATTTTACAGTTCCGAAGGGTGATCAGGGTATTCAAGGTATTCAGGGTATTCAAGGTGAAACGGGAACAGCTGCGACGGTCACTGTCGGCACCACGACAACCGGTGTCCCTGGAACGAATGCGAGTGTTACGAATACGGGGTCTTCATCGGCTGCGTCGTTTGATTTCACTATTCCAAGGGGTGATACGGGTGCTACAGGTCCCGCCGGAACGGTCGCGATAGGTACAACGACAACCGGGGCCGCCGGGTCATCTGCGAGTGTTACGAATACTGGAACTTCAACGGCTGCGAACCTCGAGTTTACCATTCCAAAAGGTGACCAGGGTATTCAAGGTGTTCAGGGTGTTCAAGGTGTTCAAGGTGACACCGGTCCCGCTGGAACGGTCGCGATAGGTACAACGACAACCGGAGCCGCGGGGTCATCTGCGAGTGTCACGAATACGGGAACTTCGACAGCTGCGAATCTCGAGTTTACCATTCCGAGAGGTGCCCAGGGTGTTCAGGGTCCCGCTGGAACGGTCGCGATAGGTACAACGACAACCGGAGCGGCTGGTACGAATGGATCTGTAACGAATAGCGGGTCTTCTTCTGCCGCGGTTTTCGATTTTATAGTTCCGAGGG